AGAATATCAGGTTGAGAACGGTAATAATACAAGACTGGGCGATACCAACGAATATTTTTGGAAAACAAAAAAAGAAAAATAGTTACATTTATTAATCTCCTTTATATATAGAGCTGAAAATAAAAAAAATATTTTTTATTAAAAATAGGTGTAACTGGTGTAACTTATGTAACTTTACTCTGTAATCCTTTATACATAACAAATTTATGGTTACATATTTGGTTACATATTTATTTTTAAAAATGTAACTTTACAATATTAGATTGATTTTGGCCTTACTAAGAGCGAAAAAGTTTTTTGCAAAAAAATATTTTCTGGTCTATATATAAAGAATGAATAATTTAAAGCCTTTGAAAAAGGGTCGTGGCAGACCAAAAGCAGATATACATAGCAAGCTTACTAGAAGACAAGAAAAGTTTGTAAAAGAATTAGTTTCTAATGATGGAATGATAACTTATAGGGAAGCTGCTATCAATGCTGGGTTCCCAGCTTCTTCAGCACACACTAGAGCATATGAAATGACTAATCCTGAGATTTGTCCTCACGTTTGTAGAGCGATACAAGCTTATAGGGATGAATTGGATGAGAAATATGGTATTACTTTCAAAAGACATTTAAGAGATTTGCAAAGAATTAGAGATTTAGCTTTGGAAAATGGTGCATATTCTGCCGCCGTCCAAGCTGAATACCGTAGGGGCCAAGCTAACGGTAATATTTACATCAATAAATCTGAGATCCGTCATGGAACAATAGACAGTATGTCTAAAGAAGAAGTTCTAAAAGCTTTGAAGGAACTTAAACAAAATGAACCGAGATACGCTGAAGACGTTATTGAACACGAGGAAGAGAAGCCCGACCAAAAAAGAATCAGGTCTGTACGAACAGTTAAAGAGGGCATCCCTACAATACAGTAAACCATTACGTTTAAGTAGAATAGAAAACTGGATGACGCTTGGCCTTCCTGATTTATTAATTTGTGATCACAATCATAAATTTCATTTTGTAGAATTAAAATATGCACGTTTTAACAAAGTAAAACTTAGTCCCCAGCAAGTCAGCTGGATATCATTACATGAAAAAGCTTCCGTTTGGATTTTAGTAAAGAGCCTTCAGGGATTACATTTATATCGAGCTGAACAAGTTATACGGCTGAAAGAAGAGGGCATAAAATTAGAGCCGCATTATTTTTGTCCTGAGCCTTATGACTGGGTAAAAATTTTTGACTTGCTATTATATAAAAAATCGCATACCATCCTAAACAACATTAATTAATAGCTTGGAGGCTAAAAATGACTAAAGAAAAAAAATATTGTTATACACCTGTAAAAGAAAATGAAAATTACAGAGTTGCAAAAATAATAGAAAACGAAGATGGATATTATCCACTTGGTAAAATTAATCCTGAAGATCCACATGAATTAGACAAATTTGTTGGAGGATACAATCATGTTAGAGCCATATGCACTCTTTGGAATAAGCATATAGACGTAGATGAAAAGGAGGAAAACAGAATTGTTTGGTCCTCAATGGGTGAAATGTGTTCTTTGGGGATTTATCAATGAAAGTAAAAGTTTATAAAAATCTTACTAAAGATTGTTTAAGTGTGATGGATTATAAAACGCGCAAAGTAATTCGTCATTGTTATGGTGATCATCGTATACACGGTGATCACATTCGTTTAGAAAATGCTAGCTTTTGGGTTAGCCAAAAAACTAGGGACCGCGTAGTTAGGGAAAAGAAAAAATACGTTCACGCTTTTGTTATTGGTGACTGGATAAATAACTGGACGCTAAATGAGCAGTTTGAACAAGTATTTTATAATCCTTATGAACATAATAAATTTTATGTTCACGGCGGCAAATATAATCCAAAAATAGATGTATCACCTGACTGGAAGGGCGTTGTTCATTTAAGTCGTGATACAATAGATAATGAGCTTAAAGTATGGAGGGCAATATAATGGAAAAAGAACAAAAAATTTTAGACACATTGGCAGTAGACTCAGGCCAGCTGAGATTAACCAATACAATGCTAAATAAATCTATAATTGATGCTAATGAAAGTATTAGAAAATTTGCAAAATTATTTGGAATAGATTTTAATTTTATGGAAAAAGGACAAAAGCATAAACTGCTGGCATATTACGATGACGATGATTCGGTATGTACACTTTCCTTTTATAAAACTGTAAATAGAGGTGATAGGCGATTATCTATATCAGGGATAAGAAAAAAAGCTCAGGTAAATGATTTAATTGCATTAACGTATAAAAGAATAGTTTTGGATAACGATATGCAGGAAAATGTAATCGTTATAAATGTTACAGCTAAAGCTGAGAATAGGAAGGTAGCATAATGTATTTTATTTATAAGCTTATTGGCCGTTTACTTTATGGAAGTAATTTTGAAAAATATGAAAAACAAAAACCATTCAAGGGTAGGCGCAGAAAGTAATTTGACATTTATTCTATAAAATCGCATACTAGGGGCGGTCCAAAGTTTGGGCCGCTTTTTTTCAATCATAAACTACAGGAGTCTAATTATGACAAAAGCAAAAAAAACATATCGATTAGCAATAGATTTTAAGACTAAAGAATCAATGAAGGAATTTGTTGACGATCTAGCGGCCCAAGGTGAGCTTGGTGATGTAGCCGTGTATCCTATGGACGCATTGCACAAAATTAAAATTACTGAAGATTATATTGTTAGAGCATATGGCGCTGGCAATGGTTTAAATCCATTATAGGGGGCGCTTATGAAAAGTAATATGTTTAATACAGTTTTTCCTAATGCAAATAAAAATAATGGTATTGTTTTTTCCGAGGAAAAATTAAATTCTAAACCAAGGAAAAAATATTTGGGTTTTAATATCAGGGGTAAAGATCCAAAATTACAGCTAATTAATGAAGAGCAGTATAAAATTCTGATATTTTATGATCTATTAGCAGTTTGGTATAAAGATAAAGAGCTGGCAAAATTAGATGATTATGAAGATATTTTTTCACATACAAAAAAAGTAATGGATGAATATGATAAATCTGAATTTGCTACTGATTATACGCAAAGTGAATTAGCATGTATTAAAGAATTTTTTATAGAAAAATTTGGACGTTAATTACCAATTTGACATATGCGATTATTTATATAAAATAGGAAGCGGTCCACAATGGGCCGCTTTTCGCATTTTAACGATAGGAGTCAAATAATGCATAATATAGAAAATCAGGATAATACTTTATCCAACTTACTTAGAACTATTCAAGAAACTAATTCACTTAAACAAGATTACATTGCGCCGACTAGCGAGCTTCAATTAAGAACTCCAGTATGGTCCGATGATAATTCAGGGAATAAAAGTGAAATTGTAATGGAGGGAGCTGGCGGCGTTCCTACCAAAATATTAAAAGTTAATGATTTATGCTTCGATCAGATAGCACAAAAGAACGGCTTTGATACTAGGACAGCAAAACGCCTTCAACAGCAATATCCAGTAGAGTTTGATAATGTTATGAATGCTATTTTTCAAAAAGAATCTAGTAAAAGATTAATCAGGACATATGACATTGCTGGCAGTCCAAACTATGGCACCGCTCGCGCTTTTTTATCGGACCGTTTTAAAACTTTTGATAATACTGATTTATTGGAAGCTTGCGTACCTCAGCTAATGGAATCGGAAGCCAGCTGGAAAATTGTTACTGCCGCTATTACTGAGAAAAAAATGTATATCAAATTAAAATCAGAATTGCTTAAAGGCGCTGGCGCTAATGTGAACGATATTATGGCCCACGGTATTGGCATATCCAATAGTGAAACTGGTGCTGGTAGCATTAACGTCCACGAAATTTGCTGGACGCTAATTTGTAATAATGGAATGCAAACTCAAAAACAAACTAGGAAGGCCCATATTACCAGCGCGCGCGAAGGTGATAGCTGGAATATTTTGACCGATGAAACTAAACAAGCTGATAATCATTCTTTAAAATTACAGCTCCGCGATATTGTGGGCAGTTATTCTAGTCGCGAATCTTTTGACGAAAATCTGCAAAAATTTAGGATGGCCGCTCAGGATGTAATACCAGCTGATGTAGATAAAACTGACGTTGTTGAAAATTTAGGTAAAGTTTTATCTTTAAGCAAAAAAGAAACTAGTTCAGTTTTAAATGGTTTACTTGATACTATTGGCCAAGCTGGTTATGAAAACGACCAGCCGTTAAACCGTGCTACAATGGTTAACGCCGTTACAGCTGTAGCGCATAAAGCTGAAGCCGATGATGTAGATTTTTGGCAACGTCTAGGCGGTCAAGTTTTAGATCTAAAAAAATCTGACTGGAATCGCGTAGCGGTTGCCGCATAGCACCAGTTCATAAAAACGCCTTAACCAAGGTGAAAAATTAAAGGCCCTACTGGGGCCTTTTTTTTGGCCTTTACAAGGTGTAATAAATATATAATTATATGCGATATTAGAAAATTTAATAAGGAGTCTAATAATGAGTAAATTTATAAAATCTATTAAAAAATGCGGCGGCGTTCTTCAATTTAAAAAGCTGGCTTTTGGTCCTAATAACGGTTGTGAACAGTGTTTTTATAATAATGAATTAGATTATACTAACGCGGAAAATTTCACATTGTGTATTGAATGCGCGCAAGATTTAAAAGAATTAACAAGAGATATAAAAAACGGAGTCATTCAATGTCAATAAATCCAAAAAAAATAACAATTACTTTAAATGTTGATCAATACAACGCGATTGTATCCGCGTTAACAAGCGCGGATATTTGGCATATGAGTTTCGAAGAATCACATTTAAACGAATATGAGCAAAAAATATGGACGGAAGCTTTTAAAAAATTTGGTTTAGATTTAACGGAGAAATAAACCAAAATAAATAAAAAATTAAAGGCCCATTTACTGGGCCTTTTTTTATGCGTCCAGCTGGTGAAGCTTTACAAGTTATATAAATATATGCGATAAGAATTAAAACATTAATGAAAAGGAGTCTTATAATGTTAAAAACGGTTGTTAATTCAACGGCGATGAAAACCACATTTTGCGCCGTTACTTATAGAGCTGGGCGCGGCAATAACTTTGCTACATGCCCCAAAACATGCAATTTGAATCCGAGCGGTTGCGGCGCGGCTGGCATTGATAAAGAATATTTAAATACTTTATTGGATGCCGTACCAGCTGGCGGAGTCAGCTTTACTTATTCACATTTTAATTTTTTAAATTATGCGCATTTACTAAAACTTGGCCGCACTGTTATTAATTACAGCGCGGATAGTATGAAGGCCGCATTAAATGCGTTTAAGGTTTTACCTACTGTTATCAATGTAAATATTAAATTTTGGGAAGGTAAAAAAACGCGAATCATTGACGGCGTTAAAATTGTTAAATGTCCAGCTGAAGGTAATAAGTTAATGAACTGCCGCAATTGCGGCGCTGGGCGGCCGCTATGCGCGCGCTTAGATCGTCATTATATTATTGGTTTTACTGATCATGGGACGTTTAAAAAGGCCGCAAGCGATGAAAAAACGCGCGGCGGCTGTTATGCTACTGGCGGCCATGTAGCGCTTCACTGGGCCGCTACAGCTCGCGCTGATCACGCCGAGTCAGATTCGCAAGTATTAAAGCGCTTTGTTAAAACTTTGCCATATGGGCAAGTTTTACGTCACCACATCGCTGGCGATATTGGAAAGGAATCCAATTAGATGGATTTTATTTTATATATTTTGTTTAAGCGGTTTTTTAAAAAACGGCGTAAAATTTAAAAAAAAACGGCCCAGTTTCTGGGCCTTTTTTATTGCGGTTTTAAGGACCGCTCCAGCAGCTGCAGAAAAAATTATTTTAGTCTATTCCTTCCTTAGCGCTTTTACTAATAAACTTAGCATTTACTAACAATGTAAAAACCTGGCTTAACAAACTTAGATTAGCCTAAAATAGTTTGGGCAGCTACTAACAAATTTAGCCTTGGCTAACTTTTATTAATACACGTTTTAAATAGTTAAACTTGCGCGGCGCGGCCGCTGGGGCGTTGGTTAAAACATATAGGCCGTTAACAGCTGGCCAGCTGGCGCAATTGCTGGGGCGTGGGCGCTCACTATCTGGGCGGTTTTACTGGGCCGTTAACAGCTGGCCCAGCTGGCGCGAATCTTTCCCAGCTGGCGCTGGCCCAGCCCCCCATGATTCGGGACCGCTGGCGCGTGATCAGCGGCCCCAGCTGGCGCGATTCCTTCCCTAGCTGGTGAAGGA